GACTGGAAACAAATCGGTTTAAGTCCTGTTGAATTAAATATCATTGAGAGTGAGAAGTGGGATATGAAGAGCCTTTGTAATATTTACGGAGTGCCTAGCCAATTATTAAACGATGCAGACAATAAAACATATAACAACCAAAGAGAGGGCGAAAAGGCTTTAACATTGCGTTGCGCTATTCCTTTGCTAGATGCTATTGCAGAACAGTTGAATAGAAAATTGCATAGTGATTGGGGTTACAAAGGGACAAACGTTTATATAGGATATGACATTCAAGTATATCAAGAATTAGAAGCAAACAAATCTGAGCAAGTTGCGTGGTTAAATACTGCGTGGTGGATTTCACCGGCGCAAAAGATGGAGATAATGGGACTTAAAAACCCTGATTATATTCCAACCGAAGAGCTAGAAAAACTTTACGTTCCTAGTGGCTTACAACCTATTGACCAATTCCAACCTTTAACTATCACGGAGCCAACACCCCAAAAGCCATAAACAATGATTTGGCAAGATTATAGGAAACTTTATATGAATGCCTTAGTTCAGTATTCTCCTAAATTCAAAAAGGAATTACAAAAACAGGTGGACACTTATTGCCGTACCCAAGACTTTAACGCAATTAGCGATAAGGGCCTTGAGAAGACAATTAAACAGTTGCACGTTGCCTTAGGTACCAAAATGGGATTGATAGCCGAGAAAGACGTTAAAATGGGCGCAAAGGGCGCATACGTTCCAATGGAAACTAAAAGTACTAAGACTGATTTGTTTTCTTATGTTCTTATTAGATATTTAGAGACAAAAGGATTGGCACAATTAGCCGGAGATATTACCGATACAACAAAGGAGCAAATAAGAAAGTTCTTAATACAAGGACAAAAGGAAGGCTTAACAATGCCCGAAATTATTGCTTTACTTAAAACGGCCGGAATAACAAATTATAGAGCTGAGTTAATTGCTAGAACGGAAACGGCAAGAGCAGCTAACTTAGGCTCAATGATTGGAGCTTTGTCAACCGGCTTAGTAACTAACAAAGAATGGATTGCAGCTAAAGATGCTAGGACAAGACGAATACCAAGAGATGCAAACGACCATTATCATATGGACGGAGTACAAGTAGCAATGGACCAAAAGTTTGTAGTACCGGCAAAAGAATATATCGATAATATGTTACACCCAGGCGATCCGTTAGCTCACGCAGGTAACGTTTGTAATTGTCGATGTACTTTAGGATATGAAGCCGTGCGAGGACCAGATGGCAAATTAAAGAGATTAGCAGATAACCCGCCAATGGGTGACGCAGGGTTACTTTGGGAACTATTAACAAACTTAGCCGCTTATGAAATAGGGCAATTATTAGCGGACGCATTAACATAATTAAAAAAATAATAACTTTGTTCAAATGAGTACAATGCAATTAAAAAATACACTTGTTCAAAAAGACGATTACGGCTATAACATTATGGACGTTGACACCGAGCAACGCCGAGTAAAAGCCGTATGGGCAAGATGCGGTAACATTGATTTAGATAACGATATTATCGTACCTGAAGCGTTTACTAAAACATTAGCAGAACGTGGACCGGCCGGTAAAAATCTTATATGGTCTTTAGTTGACCATTGCGCAGATATGAATAATGTTATTGGTAAGCCTGAGCAAATATATATTGAGAATGATATGCTAATCGCAATCACTCCAATTATAGAAACTGAGAAAGGCGAAGACATTATCAAGTTATACGAAGCCGGTCTTATCAACCAACACTCAATAGGATTTAGCACAATGCAATCTAACGTTGACAAAGAGGGAGTAAGAACAATCACCGAGCTAAAGATGTACGAAGGTTCGGCGGTATTATGGGGTGCAAACCCTGAAACCCCAACTTTAGGCTTTAAAGGGGAAATGGATATGAAGGACAAAAAACAAGAATTAAGCAACAGACTCGAAAGGCTAATCAAAGCATTCAAAGGTGGCAAGTTCACCGATGAAATGTTTAGCTTAATAGAGATTGAAATAAAGAGGATACAAAGCGACATATTAGAAATCGAAGTAATCAAAGAAATCACTCAACCCGAGCAATCAGTTGAGCCGGTGCAAGACGAAAAGAAAGAAGATGACGAGCAAGTTCTCAAGGCAATTAAACAATTTAACAATCTATTTAAAAAGTAAAAATGGAAAACGTAATTAACGAAATGGCAGAAAACGTAAAAGGAATTAAATCCGACGTTGCTGCTCAAATCGATGAAGTGAAAGCTTCAATCAAAGTGTTAGCGGACGAAACACAAAAGCAAATCGACGCACAAAATGTAGCTCAAAAGAAAGCAGCTTCTAAGCAAGTTAAGTTTATGGACGAGGCTATCATTGAGAAATTAGAAGGTCGTATGGACGAAATGGAAAAGACAATGAAGTCTAGCGGTAAGTTCCGTTTAGATTTAAGCGATGTAAAGTCTATGACTTTATCAGCTTCTTTAACAGGAGACGCTCAAGCATCTTATGCTCCAAACGCTTCAGTTTTACCAGGTCAAGCGGTTAACTTCCGTGACTTAGTTCCAACTGTTCGTAGCGAAAGCGGTCTTTATGTATTCTACAAAGAAACTGCAACAACAAACAACATAGCTGCACAAACTGAAGGTTCTAACAAAGGCGAGAATAGCTACGCATTAAGCGAAGTAAAAGTAGTTAATGACTATATCGCAGGTTTCTCAACTTTCTCTAAGCAAATGGCTCGTTCTCTTCCTTTCTTGAGTACAACTTTACCAAGAATGTTGACAAGAGATTTCTACAAAGCTGAGAACAGTGCTTTTTATACAACTGTAAGCGGTGCTGCAACAGGTTCTACAACAACTGCTGAGACTGTTGACTTAAAGCAATTAGTTGACTATATCGGTAACCAAAAGAGTGCAAACTTTGTAGCTTCGGTTGCATTAGTTTCTCCAACTCAAATGGGACGTTTATTAAAAGAGACAATCACTTTAGGTTACTACGCAGGTAGTGGATCAGTTATTGTTAACCCTAACGGTGGCATCACTATTTGGGGTACACCTGTTATCTCTGCTTCTTGGGTAGCTGACGACAAAGTGTTAATCTTAGATAACAATTTTTGTGAGCGTGTTGAAGTTGAAGGTTTAGCTATTGAGTTCTCTTATGAGAATGCTAGTAACTTCCAACAAAATATGGTTACTGCTCGTATCGAGTGTTATGAGGACATTAACTTAATGCAACCAACTTCAGCTATTTTCGCTGACTTAGGTAACGTTTAATTAAGTTCTACTTATAAAATTGCCCTCACCGTAATTGGTGGGGGTTTTTTATTTATATTATTGTAAATTTGTAAAAAAGGGAATATGTATAATTTTATTATAGATTACACGCAAGTCGATTTAGGCACTATAACGGAGCCAGTAACACTCGCAGAGGCAAAGGCATATTGCAGAGTTGACAACAACGTTGAAGATGCTTTGTTTAATGAATTAATCACCCAATCAAGATTAGCAGTCGAGAAAGCCGCTAACATAAGCATCACCCCTAAAACGGTGACTTTGTGGTTTACTAATTCAGCCGGTAACTTTCAGCTTCCTTATGGTCCGATGACCGCATTTACTAGCTTAACGGACGCTAACGGTAACGCAATCGCTAATACTGTTTATATTTTAGTGGGCGGACAATATCCTAACTTACAACGTCCTGAATGGGCAAATATGAAGGCTATTTATACAACAGGAATGTCAACCGTTCCAAAAGAAATAAAGATTGCTATATTGGATCAAATTAACTACGGTTACGAGAATAGAGGTATGGACGTTGACGATATGGGAGTATGTGAGAAAACTTGGCGAGTATGTCAAAGATGGACAAGAACAAGCCCAATTTTATAATATGAGAATAGGACTACATAAAGACAATTACGTTGACGCTAATTCGATGACCCGTTTGGTGGGCGTTTACGCTCCAACAAGGACAAGCGATGGCGAGGGCGGCTTTACTACTACTTTTACTCTTCAAGCGACTGTATGGGGCGATTATAGGCCTCAGCCGCAAAATAGAGCGTTATTGGAGATGCAGCTATCTTTTACTAGATATGCG